AATGCCAGCCCCTTTTGGATATCTTCGCCCAAATATTTTGTAAAGGTGGATTTTAGTGATTTTTGTCCGCAAGGACGAGGTCGAGTACCTCAAGAAGAAAGGTCTGGAAGGGTACATCATCGGGAAGACCTGTCACGGGAAAAAGTTTGTCGAGGAGCATTGGAAGGTGCTGCGAGCGCTGGAGGCGTATAACGCGAAGCGCAACAGCGGCCGCCGCATGGAGGGCTAAGTATGGAGATGGAAATTGCGATCCCGAAGAGCGTAGAGAACCTAAATCTGCCGGCGCCCGAGCTGGTGCAGTTCTACGAGGACCTTGATAACCGGACGATCTGGATTCAAGGTGAGATCGACGGCAGCCTGCTTGACCTCCATAGCAAAATCATGAAGTGGAACGCTGAGGACAAGGATGTCGCCATTGAGAACCGCATCCCCATCAAGCTTTTTATTTTCTCTCCCGGCGGCGACCTGGCCGTTACCATGAACACGGTCTCTATGATCCGGCTCTCAAAGACGCCGGTCTACACCTATAATATGGGTGAGTGCTTCTCTGGCGCTTTTGTCCTGCTGATCGCAGGCCACAAGAGATTCGCCCTTCCCTACTCTCGGGCTATGTGTCATTTTGGCTCTGGGGTGCTGGGCGGGACCTACGGCCAGACAGACAACGCCATGAAGGATTACAAGGCACAGGTGGAGGTTATGAAGCAGTTCATTCTGTACCGCACCACGATTCCTCCGAAGGTCCTGAACAAGAAGATGACCGATGACTGGTATCTGAACCTCGACGAGCAGCTCTCCAACGGCGTTGTGGACGAGGTCGTGGAGGACATGTCTGTCCTGATTGGGTGATTGCATGGCGAAGAAGAAAGTGATCCCTGATTTTTCCGCCGAGAAGCCGGCGACTCTGGACAACAGTCCTTTCTACGGAATCCCACTGGATTCCGAGCAGCTTGCCTTTGCCAACGCTATCTGGAATCCGGACATTGATATTGTGTTCTGTAACGCAAAGGCAGGTACGGGCAAAACCACTATCGCTGTTGGTGTGGCGAACATGCTGGTACAGTACGGCGCCTTTGATGGCATGATCTACATCATGTCTCCCTATGGGGAGAAGACGCAGGGCTGGCTCCCCGGCACGATTACCGAGAAGAGCTCTGTGTACTTCGAAGCGTTCTATCAGGCCCTTGTCAACTGCAATGTGAATCCCAACACCGCCATCAATACCGACAGCATGGTGAACCAGAAGAACGGGACGGGGTACATTACCTGTATTACCGACACTTTCCTCCGGGGATCCAACCTTGACAACGCCGTCGTGATCATCGACGAAGCGCAGAACTATACCTTGGCGCAGCTCCAGAAGGTGCTGACCCGTATCGGAAAGCATGCCAAGGTCGTAGTCATCGGCCATGACCTGCAATGTGATTTGGCAAACCCCTCCGCCAGCGGCTTCATCGACTATCTGCGCCACTTCGAGGGGATGGAGCGTGCCGCCGTCTGTAGTCTGACAACGAACTACCGGAGCTGGATTAGCCAGCATGCGGACGAGATTCGTAAGTGAGCGGGAGGTGTGAAGCCCATAGAGACTCTAAATAAAACCAGCTTTTTATCAGAGCTTTACGACCTCCTCCGCCGCCACGAGGACCCCAATGACGACGTGACATGGGACGATATCGTTGACTACTACAATGGCGCCACTGGCGAGAGCGTGTCAAAGGACACGATCCGCAAGGGCGCTTTTCTTCTGCAAAAATTCAGCCGGGAAAATTGGCTGCGGCCTCCCGGCGATGAGACTGGCGTCTGCTATGACAGCAAGCGCCTGGAACTAGAGAAGGCCGCCGTTAAACTGCGGGATGAGCGAAATGAGCTGTCCCGCATCCAGAGGGAGCTTGCCCGCAGGGAGTCCATGATCGACTTGGTGCGGGAAGGCATCCGTCAGGAAATCAAGCCCCTCCCCGGCTGGCGGCCTGTGGATATCCAGGAGTCCGACAGCTCCCTTATCGTCCATGTGACCGATCTGCACTGCGGCATTGAGATCGACAACTACTTCAATCAATACAATGAGGATATCATGCGCCGCCGTTTGGTGCAGTATCTGGATAAGATTTCTGAGATCCAGCAGACGCACCATGCTTCTGAGTGCTATGTTCTGATTGGAGGAGATTGCCTGAGCGGCCTGATACACCAAACGCTCAGACTCGAAAACAACATGGACATCATCACGCAGCTCAAGACGGTTTCCACCGCTTTAGCGGAGTTCGTGGCGCATCTCAGCGGCATCTTCGCTCGGGTCGAGGTCTACTCGGTCCCCGGCAACCATAGCCGGGTGAGCCCCAAGAAGGAAGATAACCTGAAAGGCGAGAACTTCGACATCCTCGTTCCTTTCATCATGAAGGCTATTCTGAAGGAGTATCAGAACGTCACCATCCATGACGAGAACATCGAGGAGAGCGTGGCAATGTTCGCTGTGCGGGGCCAGAAGGTCTTCGGCGTCCACGGCGATAAAGACTCCATCGAGAGCGTGGTACAGCGGCTGACGATGGTCTGGGGCATGAAACCCGACATCGTGCTGGCCGGGCACCGACATAAGAACGGCATGACGACCGTGTACGATTCCCGGGTGTATGAGTCCGGCAGCCTGTCTGGCCCGGATTCTTACTGCATGGACCGACGTCTGCGGACAAGGCCGGAGCAGACGGTGCTGGTCGTGACAGAGGATGGCGTGGATTGCGCCTACAATGTAACTTTTCGGTAAATGGTGACTTACCATGGGTAAACCAACAAAACAACACAGTATCGTAACGCCAGCTCGCTTAAAACAAGCAAATCAAAAGAATCTCGCAATGATTGATGAGTGCCTGGCGCTACTTTCACAGGATGGCAAATCCGCAAAAACTGTTGCTGTGTACCAAAGAGAATGCAGAGTCTTTTTGGTCTGGTGTCTGCTTTACAAAGGCAATGCAGATTTTGTGAACCTAACCGCAGAGGATGCGGCACTATATAGGACGTGGTTGTTAGAAGATTGTGGGGCATCAAACGACGTTGCAGATAGAATGTTGCGTTCTGTAGCACAGCTTTCGGATTATATGATGCGGCAAGAATTGGTTCCTAGTTCCTACAAAAACATTGTGAATGGAAACGAGTTCGCCCCAGACTTAACCGGAAAAACGTTTGGAAATCTCAGGGTTTTGTATCGCTCAGCCAAACCTAATGCCAAATGTGGTGTCCATACAAAATGGACATGTCAATGTGCGCTATGCGGAACCATTGTGGAAGTGCGTGGTGCCTCTCTGAAAAACGGGTGTCGTACAGATTGTGGGTGTCGGCGGAATATCCGAATTAGCGAGGCATGCACTGAAGACCGAACCAATAAAACATACGGGCACCTGAAGGTTCTCGGCAGGGATACTTCTATCGCCCCGCAGAGTGGGCAACATTCACGATGGATGTGCAGATGTGATTTATGCGGTACAGTCGAGAGCGTGAGTTCTAGTGCATTAGATCGTTGGAAAAAAGATAGGTGTCGGAAGTGCTTAGGCTTGTCACAAGGCGAAGCAAAAATTGCAGACCTGCTGACCGAACATAACATTCAGTTCGTGCATGATAAACCATACGGTAATTGCCGGAACGATATCACGAAATTCCCTTTACGATTTGATTTTCGTGTCACGAACCCACAGAACGACTGTCTCTATATTATTGAATATGATGGTCTTCAACATTTTCAAGCAGCTCCAATGTGGGATGAAAACGGAGATTTTAATGAGAGGGTTAGACGTGACAACTTAAAAAACGATTGGTGTCAACAGCATCAGATTCCCTTGATTCGTATTCCGTACACACAATTGTCAAAGTTAAGTTTTCCGGACGTATGCCTGGAGTCTACCTCGTTTCGAGTGGTTTGATTTGGGGGTGATTTTACGGCACGACCGAAAGGCGTAAAGAATAAGGAAGAGATCGGCAAGGAGTTTGACCTCGGCAATCTGCCGATGGTCTACAAATGTGTTCGCTGCGGCAAGATCACGCAGAACCCCACTGGTATGTTCTCCCGCATTCCCAGCGAGGATCGCTTCAAAGGGAATGATGGGTTCAACGATCTGTGCGGCCAGTGTAGCGACCTGATGTTCCGTACCTATGTGGCGCGGTACAAGGACGAGAAGCTGGCGATGATTATGATCTGCGCCGCCAATGACCTGTACTTTGCCGAGAATCTCTACAATACGTTGCGTGACAGCAACAGCGTCTCCTACGGCAATTATAAGAAGGCTCTCAACTTCCCTGCTTACCGGAATAAGACCTTCAACACCTTTCTGCAAGAAATGATGGCCCGTCAGAGCCTGACGCAGGATGTTGAAGTGCTCCGGGAGGACCGGGAGACCCGCTGGAAGATGGCGGATAAGAAGAACAAGCGATATGTGCTGGAGACCATCGGGTACGATTGTTTTGATGATGATTCCTACACAGATTCGCAGCGCAAATTTCTCTTCAATACCTTGGCAGACTACTTGACGGACGACGTTATTGAGGACCCTCATAAGGTTCAAAGCGTCATCTCTTTGGTTAAGACGATGCTCCAGAAGGAGTCTGTGGATGTCATGATCAATGCGGAGCTCCGCAAGGTCGCTCCGGACTACTCCATGATCAAGCAGCTGGCCGATGTGAAGGATAAGCTCGCCAAGGATTTGAACACGACCGCAAAGGACAACGGCATCTCCGCCGTTACCAGCGGTAAGTCTGGTAAGAGCTCCAGTACACTGACGGGGATCATGAAGGAAATGGGAGAGAATGGCTTTGAGGAGATCAAAGTCAACCTGATGGAGGCCAAGCTCTCTGAGTCTTACACAGAAGTGGCGGAGAAGAACGCCCACGCGCTCATTGAGGAGCTGAACCTGACGGGCGATGATTATGCCCGAATGGTCGGCGAGCAGTCCGAAATGGTACGAAGCCTTCAGGACGAGAAGGACAAGCTCCAGGAGGAGCTTCGCCTTACCAAGAAGGCGCTCAAGGAAGAGCAGGAGAAGCGGAAGAGAGGGGCCTCGTGAGTCTCTCTATCATTGTGAGACCGGGATGTAAGGAGGTCTCTCAGCGGAAGCTTGAGCTGTACGACAAGTACAATCAAGTCATCCACTGGGGCCGACAGAACCCGGTTAAATTTATGTCCCGCTTCATGGGCGTGGAAATGCTGGACACTCAGTCCTATATCATCAGCAACACATGGCCTGCCAGCTTCGCTCTATGGCTGGAAAGCCGAAATGCTGGTAAGACAACACAGTTGGCATTCTATACCATGCTGCGGAGCGTGCTTATCCCCTACCATGCCACTTACTTCTTGGGCAACACTGGCGCCCAGAGTAAGGAAGTCTACTCGAAGATTGAAAAACTGGCGAAGAAGGAGATCGACTCCTTTGTCGGGTCTACCGATTTCTTCCTGGAAGAGATCGCCCGCAATGGCCCGACAAGCGATGGTTTCGTTCACGATCCTGCTTCCTGGTCTCTGCGCCTGTTCAATGGGTCTACCATCAACACTCTGAACAGCGATGTGACCAACATCAAAGGTAAGCGTGCCAATCTGGTCTGCTTTGACGAAGCAGGCTGGTTCAGCGACGAGCTCTTTGTTCAGGCGGAGCAGTTCGTCAACCAGGATGAAAACTTCAAGCTCGGCGGCAACATCGACCTTTCGCTGGAGCCGCCCGGATTTACCCGGCAGTTGCTGTACGCCTCTTCTGCCTCTGACACAGATTCCGGCTTCTACAAGAAATTCCGGAATTTCTCAGAGCGGATGCTGATGGGCGACAAGAAATACTTTGTCTGCAACATCAACATCGACACTGTTATGACGGCGAAGTTTAAGGGCGAGCCTTACGCTCCCCTTATCAGCCAGGATAAGGTCGACCGAGCCATGCAGGACAACAAGGAGAAGGCACTGCGGGAGCTTTACAACAAGTTTTCCGCAGATACGCACGAGGGACAAATCCTGACACGGCGTGATTTGATGCAGTGTTCTCGGAATCGCCCTCCCTTGCTGACGAACGACACCGGCACCCGCCTGTTTGCTCTGGCTTGGGACTCTGCCCGTATCAACGATAACTCTGTGATCGGCGCTGCCGAGTTCCGGATGGATAAAGAAAAGGGCTGGTGTATGGACCTGCACAACGTGGTCAGTCTGGTGGATGTAAAGACGAAGAAGAAGACACCTATGCGTCTACCAGATCAGGTAAAGGCATTCCAGAAGCTTTTGCTGGAGTACAACGGCACAGACCATATGCGGCAGGATTACGAGAATATCAAGGCCATCGTCTGCGATGCAGGCGGCGGCGGTCAGATGATCGGCGGCGTAATGGACTATATGCTTGCGCCTTGGGAAGGCAATGACGGCAAGATGCACAAGGGCATCATTGACGCCAGTCACAAGTCGAATGAGACGGCCAGGGAGACTTTCCCGGACGCCATTGATATTGTAAAGTTGATCGACCCGAAGGGTCGCCGCAATGACATCTTTGAGTCTTTGGAGAAGATGATCAAGCTCGGCGTCGTTACGTTCCCTGCCGATTGGGACGGGAAGGACGAGCTCTTCTTCGTGGACGACGATGGTACGGAGCACCGCTACCAGCTTTCCATGGCGGAGCAGAATGCTTTGGGTCAAATTGAGAACTTGAAGAATGAGACCGTCACCATGTGTAAGTATGTCAGCAACGGCAACGTCACCTATAATTTCCCGCCGGACAAGCGGAACACCATGCACGACGACCGAGTTTTTATGCTCGGTTTGCTGTGCTATTATCTTGCGTCTCTGCGTCGCGGACAAATCGTCTCAACGAATGAGTACGCCAATGATGAATTTGCGACTGCTCCCTCCTTGGTGAGCACGATCAGCTTCTAAGGATGGAGGTGAGAATACATGGAACAGAATACCGATTTTGTAGTAGAGAGCGCTGCCACGCAGGTGGATGACAACACTGTGGTGCTGACAGCCAGCGAAGACCAGTTGGAAGCCAAAAACTTACAGCTTCTACTGTCTGCGATGCAGAAGTACGACTACAACAAGGAGCTCTGGGGCGTTAAGTTTTCCTCCAGCAGCTCCAGCACGGAGCTGACAGTTGACCGACTGACCGAGCTTCTGACAGGCATCAACTCCAGTCTTTCCAATGTGCGGTCCCTGAACGAGTACGTTCACCTCTTCATCAACAAAGACGACATCTTTGGTGCCGCCTACACTGCTTTGGTCGCTAACATCAACACCAAGTACAAGCTGACCTATGGCAGTGAGACGGGGCGCAACAAGATGAAGCAGCTCAAGGCGGCCAAAGAGGTCATTGAACAGTTCAACCGGTCGATTCGTTTGGAGAAGCTCATCAACGATGCCGTGATCTCCACCATGGTGGATGGAAATTACTGCATGTACCTGCGTTTGGACGGCGGCAACGCCGCTGTTGACCACTACCCTCTTGGGGTGGTCGAAGTCACCGACTACACCATTCGTGGGTATCCCGTCTGTCAGATCAATCTGAGTGAGTTCAAATCTCGGCTGAGAAAGACTTACACGAAAGATAAGCGCGGGAAGGCACTGTACTTCGAGAACCTCGATAAAGAGGTGGCCGCTAACTTCCCGCCGGAGGTTCAGCAGGCGTACAAGAATGGTGATACCTATGCTAGGCTTGAGGTGCGGAATACCGGCCTCATGCGCATCAATGATTTTGGCGGCAAGTATGGTGTCAGCCATTTCGCAAAAGCACTAAGGGCTGCCGTTATCCTCAATAATATTGAGGATTCTGATATCGTGAATGACCAAGCTAAAGCCAAGAAAATCATCCATCAGTCCTTGAACAAGGAAGTGATGGGGCCGGAGTTTAACCGGAAGGGCTTTGAGTTTGCGGCGTTCGCGCATGATCAGTTGGTGCAGGCATGGCGCAATAAGACGGTGCTGGCGACCACGATCCCCGCGGTCAAGGAAATCAAGTATGTAGAGCCGAAGGTCGAAGGTACTCCCACAGAGAAGATCGCGGTTTACCGCAACGAGAAGATGACGGCATTAGGTATCGGGTACATTGACCCGAATATGTCCAGCGTGTCCGCCGCCAATATCTCTGTGAAGCAGCTCATGAAGCTCGTAGACAAGGTTGCCGACCAGCTTTCCGATATCCTGCATGAGTTCTATATCCAGGTGTTGGTGGCAAATGGCATCGATCCGATTTACGCCCCCACCATTGAGGTGCTGGATTCTGCCCAGGCAGATATCGATCAGAAGCGGCTGATGGCGGAAACGCTCATCAACAAGATGGGCTTCAGTCGGGAGACTGCCGCCGAGGTACTTGGCTACGACATCGACGATGAGGCTGCTAAGAGGCAGGCGGAGAACGAGGCTGGGTTCGACGATATCTTCTACCCGAGAGCCAATGCTTACACCACTTCGTCCGGCAGTTCGGATGATTCCGGCGGCAAGCCGAAGTCGACCGACCCGGATGCTCAGGTGAAGCAGGAGTACGACCAGACGTACAACGAGACATCTCGTTAATATCTTACGG